ATGACAGATTAATCTTCCGTTCAATTACACGAGGAGCTAGATCTGCATCTCCAGTTTCTGCTACAAACTTTGCAGAGCCTGGTGGAACACAAATCAGAGTTGGATCTACAACTAACGATTCTGATGCTTATAACGCTACAAACCTAATAAACGCATTCTACGATGCAGCTGCTGCTCTTGACGAAAAAGGGGTGAGTTCTGACTCGAGATGTGCGGTATTAAACCCTCGCCAATATTATTCCCTCATACAGAACATCGGTTCTAACGGGCTAGTAAATAGAGACGTTCAGGGTGATGCACTACAAGGTGGTACAGGCGTTATCGAAATCGCTGGAATCCACATCTACAAATCTATGAATATTCCATTCTTAGGTAAGTATGGTGTTGCTTACGGTGGTACAACAGGTGAGGTTTCTCCTGGAAATCTTGGTGACCACATTGGTCCTACACCTGAAGATGCTAACGCTACTGGTGGTGTTAACAATGATTATGGTACTAACACTGAGTTAGGAGCTAAATCATGCGGTCTGATTTTTCAAAAAGAGGCTGCAGGGGTTGTAGAGGCCATTGGTCCACAAGTCCAAGTAACGAACGGAGATGTCTCAGTAATCTACCAAGGTGATGTGATACTCGGACGCATGGCTATGGGGGCAGATTACCTCAACCCAGCTGCTGCGGTTGAATTGTACGTTGGTGCTTCTGCTCCTTCTGCATTCTAATTTTTTATATTTTTATAGGGTCTTCGGACCCTTTTTTACTATTATGACAACTCCCACAACAATAAATGACGAGACCGAACTCTCCGCTGTAAACACAATACTGGGAGTTCTTGGTCAAAACCCTGTGACAACTTTAGAATCAAGTACCGGTTTTACAGATCCACAGACTGCAATAATACACAATATTTTAAAAGAGTGTAATAGTGATGTTCAAAATGAGGGCTGGAGTTTTAACAGAGAAAATCATGTTAAGTTTACTCCAGATCCAACTACGAAACATATAATTATTCCTACAAATGTATTACGAATAGATTCAGAAAATCCAGAAGATAAATCATTTAATCTTATTAGAAGACATGGCAAACTGTATGACAAAGTAAATCATACTTTTGAATTTGAAGATGATATTTCATGTAATGTGGTGTATTTCTTTGAATATGAAGATATACCTTCAATATTTAGAAGACTAATAACATATAGAGCAGCTGGTAGAGCAGCAGCTCAACTAGTTACAAATTCACAACTAGCACAATTTATCCAAATACAAGAACAGTTAGCTAGAGCATCATGTATGGAATATGAGTGTAACCAAGGCGATTACAACATGCTTGGTTTTCCTGATAATACACATTATTCCACATATAAACCATACAAAGGATTACAAAGATAATGACAGCTGTTACACAACAAATACCAAATTTAATTTTAGGAATTTCAGAGCAACCAGATGAATTAAAACTTCCTGGACAAGTAGTAGAGTGCAGTGATTTTTTACCAGATGTTACAGAGGGTTTAAAGAAAAGGCCAGGAAGTAGATTAATAAAAAAAATAAGTGTAAATGGAGGAGTCATAAAATGGTTTAATATTTACAACGATAAAGATAATCAATATATAGGATGCATTAACACATTAGGCCAACTACAAATATGGAGAACTAGAGATGGATTTTCTTACCACGATAATAATGGTCAAGGAAATAATTTAATTGATTATACACAAGTAACAGGAGTCAACTCATCTAACTATCTTACTGGTTGGACTAAGGAATCTGACATACAAGCACTCACACTAAACGAACAAACATTTCTTACTAATAGAACAAAAACTACTAGTATGAAACCAGTAAGAGATTTAAATAATGTTCTTACAGGGTTTGGTTCTCCAGAGTTAGTTAATGAGGCAATAGTTGAAATTAGAACTATTTCTTTTGGAAAACAATATGCATTAAATATTTATGATCCAAGTAATCCTGGCACTCCACTAGTTGAAAAGCGAGCTACAGCTATTGCTCATACGTCAGTTTTTACTGACACAAATGGAGCAGATGATGGATCATGTCAAGCACAAGGTAGACAAATAATACACAATGATGACAATGTAAATCCTACTCCTCATCCTGGAAATAATTTAAGGTATGAAGTAGATGTTAGATGTGTACCTGTTGTTGATCCAAATAATTTAGGAGGTAGTTCTTCTGGTCCTGAATATAATGATTCTTATACACCATATGCTAAATTGCAGTTTGGTGGAGAAGGTTGGGATACTGGTGCTGTACATGATTACACCACTAAAAAAGGCGGTTCTGGACGAATAGAAGTTACAGCTCATGTAGAAATGAGAAGTTCAGCTAACATTGCAGCAGTACGTCCACCAGCCACCTCTTCTACTGCTGACGAAGCGGTTACAGCAGCTGGAATACTTGGTGGAATGAAAACTGCATTAGATGCAATTGCTAATACTGGTATAACTGCAACTATAACTGGAAACTGTTTACATTTAAAAAGGGCAACACCTTTTGCAGTCAGCTCACCAGAGCCACAATTAATGAATGTAATAACTAATGATGCAAATGATATTACAGAATTACCTAGTAATTGTAGACATAATTATGTAGTAAGAATAGTTAATAGTGGTGATAGTGATGATGATTTCTATGTGAAATTTAAACAAGCTAATGCTGGCACAAGCGGTGATTTTTTTGGTGAGGGTGTATGGGAAGAATGTCCAGCCCCAAGCATAGAAATAGAAATCGACAAAACTACTATGCCTGTAAGAATAGTTCGTGAGTTGCCAGGAAATGTATATCCAGAAGGAAGGTTTTTAGTACAAGAAGTTGATTTTACTAAACGTGATGTAGGTGATGATAATACAAACCCAGTTCCTAGTTTCATAGGAAGTAATATTGAAAAAATGTTGTTTTTTAGAAATAGATTAGTTGTATTAAGCAAAGGAAATGCAATTTTGTCTAAAACTAACGATTTTTTTAATTTCTTTAGTAGTACAGCTATGTCTGAATCTACAGCTGATCCAATAGATATACAAGCTAGTGCAACTTTTCCTACAACTTTGTTTGATGGTATAGAGGTAAATGCAGGGTTATTACTATTTAGTCCTAATCAACAATTTATGTTAACTACAGATAGTGATGCTTTAACACCTTCAACAGCAAAAATAAATTATCTTTGCTCTTACAACTATGATCCTACAACTTCACCTTTTTCGTTAGGACAAACCATTGCTTTTATAAATAGGTCAGGATCACAAACAAGAGTATTTGAAATGACAAATATTAGGCGTGAAGGTGAGCCTACAGTTTTAGAACAAAGTAAACTTATTGCTAGTACATTAACAGATACTTATTTTAAGCCAACAATATCAAAAGAAAATCAATTGTATTTTTTAGGTGGAAATAGTAATCTTGTATATGGTTTTAAATATTTTAGTGATGGAGAAAAAAGGGTACAATCAGCTTGGTTTAGATGGTTTATAAATGGTTTTTTAGAACATCATGCAATGTTTACGGATGTTTATTATCAGGTAGTTAGAAGTCGTGATGTAGGGTTTTCAGATACTGATGATTATCCACACTCTCAAGTTGAATATACATTAGAAGCATTTGATATAAAAACTCGTGAAGATACACTCTTGTCAAATACTGGACCTACAGCTGACGATGAACTTAGATACGATAACTTTCCTATTCATTTAGATAGACATAGTGTTATCACTGCATTACCTACTACTGCTTACGATGAAGTAACTAACAAAACTACATTTACAAGACCTTTAGGTTATTTATTTGGAACCGCAACAATTCCACTTAGATTGATAGCATATTGTCCATTTTTAGGAGCTAAAGATGCAAGTGATAGATTCGATAATATTGGTAGAGAAGCATATATTAATGTCCCTCTTTTACAAACACCAATAGTTCCAACCCCGCCAGGTGGTCAACCTGAGTTTGATCCAAGTATTTTAGAACTAGAAGGTAACTGGACAGGTTTTGACTTTGTAATTGGATATTCAGTAAGTTCTTTTCTTGCATTACCAAAATTTTACGTTACAAAAACTGTGGGTGACAAAACCAGAGCTGACATAAGATCTTCTCTTGTAATCCATAGATGTCGTGTATCCTTTGGAAATGTAGGTAGTGCTGTAGTATTTGCATTTACACAAGACGAAAAATCGGTAAGTTTTCATGAGTTTGACAGTATGTCATATAACCGCAAATTACTTAATAGACAAGGAATTGCCAGTGAATTGATATATACAGCTGCTATATATGAAAAGAATGATAATTTTAGTTTTGGAATATTTACCCGTGACGCAAGACCTTTAACGATATTTTCTGTTAATTGGGAAGGTGATTACAATCCTCGATTATATCAACGTGTCTAAATTAATTTATCCCGCAACCGCTGAATCAGCATTAGAAGTTGCAAAAAATTTAAGACCTGAAGACTATAGAGAACTAGTAGAGGGACATGGATTAATACCAAAAATCCATCTTCCTCTTTTTCTATATGAAGGGTCTAATTACGTATTCACTATGCCAAACGGCAAGACTGCTGGAATGGGTGGTGTATCATCAGATGGCAGAATATGGATGCTTTGTACGCCTGAAATTGATAAGTATCCAGTTACCTTTACACGACTAGCAAAAAGGCATTTATCATCTTTTAATGATAGACCTTTGTTGTGGAATATATGCGATAAACGCAACAAAACCCACTTAAAACTTTTAAAGTTTTTGGGCTTTAAATTTCTTAGAGAAGTTTTACATGGTCCAAATTATTTACCATTTATTGAATTTTGTAAAATACCATGTGTTCAGCAAGTTTAACACCATTGTTAGGGTCAAAACTAGGTTTTGGCCTCGGTGCCCTTAAAAATGTATTTGGCTTTTTTTCAGGTGGAAGAGATACTGCTAAAAAGAATAGAGCCATTGCAATTCAAAATCAGTTATTAATAGATGCTTACAATACAAAGAATCGTAATGAAGAAAATATCTGGAACAACAACAAATCAAATATCGATATTGCAGTTGATAATCAATGGCGTGAAAGTCAAAATGCATTAGCTGAAGCTCAAATGAAAGCAAGGGAAGTTGCTGGTCAAGCTGCAATAGCACAACAACGGATTCTTGCCAAAATGTTAAGTACTGGTAGTAGAGAGCAGACTGGTAGAAGAGCAGGAAGAAAGAATATTGCTGAACTAGGGGCACAACTTGCTGCGGCTGGAGCAAAAGCTGCATTTGCTAAAGAAAGCGAAATATTATTTACTGACAAGGTTGGTAGAAATATGGCTGCATTTGCACAAGGTAAGTATGTAGAGTACATAACTGGCAGACCTAGCCCTGATGCACCACCTATATTACAGCAAAAAAAATCAGGTCCAAGTTTCTTTAATACAGCCTTATCTATTGCTAGTGGTGGTTTAAAAAGTTATCAAGATTATCAAAATACAAAAGCTCCACAAATAACGCAAAGTGGTAATCCATTCAATTTCTCACCACAATCACAGCCTCTCCCCTCATATGGTTCAAATACACCTGTAGACAGTCTTAATGTTCAATTTTCAGAAAGTCCTGTCTCATTTAAAGATCAAAATTTACAAAATGAATTAGATAATTATTTCCAATCTGGAAATCAATCTGCTAGTGATACTTTAAACTTTGGAACACAATTATCATTACTATAAACTATGTCATATAAAGAAGTATTAAGAGGACTTACAGCTAATGCACAGCAAAACGCAGATAGATTTGAAAGGCTTGAATCTATACGTTTAGCTGAAGAACGAGAGAAAAGTCAAAAAAGATTAGAAGCTATTTCTAAATTTTCAACAAGCCTTGATGGTTTTATTAAAGATAAAGTAAAAAAGCAAATTGATGAAGATAAATTAAAAGGTAAGATTGCAGCTATTGAACAAGATATGGAGTCACGGGAAGTGACAGGTCAAGCAACCATACCTCAAGAAGATTTATTTGAATATAATGAAAATAAAAATACATTACTTGATAGTAAAAAAAAATTAAATGTTGTA